ACCACAAGCAGAAGGAAAAAGAGAGACATAACCCAGTCTTTAAACGAAAGAATTCAAAAAAGTAAGGAGGTCACAGATTGAAACGAAAAAGCATATCTAAAGCCACTAGACAAAAAGTTTTAGACAAGTACGGTGGGCACTGTGCGTATTGCGGTAAGGTTTTGGACCTGAAAACTTTGAGAGTGGATCATTTACACCCTCACTATTTAGGAGGGGAAGATAGTTTTGATAATTATATGCCAGCTTGCTATCAATGTAATTTCTACAAATCTACTCTTCTGTTAGATGAATTCAGAGAGCAGATGTCTACCTTGCACGAAAGAATCAGCAAGCCATTTATAGCAAGACTTGGGTTAGATTATGGAATCATTGAAATCAAGCCTTTTGATGGCAAATTTTATTTTGAGGAGGAGACATGAAACGATTTATCGCAATCTGGATATTATTGTCTGCTGGATTGAATATCTGGCAGAGTATCCACATTAAAAAAATAGAAGAAAAGCGCCCGATGGTTATCTACAAGGCTGATAATGCAGGCGCTGAGATATTTGGTAAGGTCGTCGAAAAAGGACGACATGGCAAGTTGTATACAGTGACTATCAGAGATTATGGGATTTTCGTAGTCACTAGAGAGCAGTATGAGAAGATTAGAGTAGGGGATGAGGTGTTGCTATGACAGAAACTATTAAACTACCAGACTATTATGCGCCTGATTGGAAAAATGCAAGGTACGGGTCGTTGGAAGAGCTTAAAGAATTGTTGCTCTTTAAGCGTATTGTGAAATGGGATAAGGACTTTTTGCTGCTTGAAGACGGCACAAAGGTCACTATTGAAATGTCTGAAAGTGATTGCTGTGCCTCAGCAGGTGGGGAGTTCCAAGATGTATCACTTGATGCTGTGATTACTAATGTTGAAATTGGAGAACCGGAAGAAATCCCTGACCATTGGGGAACTGGTTATAAAAACAAAGTAACTATCTTCCATAATCAGAACCCTGTAGCTATTGCCAATTGTGAAGCAGAGCATAATGGCTATTATTACAGCGTAGGCTCTTTAGTGATTGGTGATATTCATTTTCCAGTTGTTAATGCTTAGGAGGATTTAACATGACACCAAGATATAGAGCGTGGGATAAACATGAACAAAAGATGTTTACTAATGATGAATTGATTATCTGGAATGGTAATGTCTATGCGAACGATAGCAAAAAGCTTACCTGCAACAATTTAAAAGGATGGTCGATTGATGATGAATATCTCATGCAATCAACAGGATTGGTTGACAAGAACGGCAAGGAAATCTTTGAGGGGGATATCCTGGAAATTCAGGGAATTAGAATGGTTGTAAAATTCGGAAGCTATGAATACATTGAGTCATCGAAGAGTAATGGGCATACGTTAGGTGTAGTGTACGACGGCCTAGGATTTTATGTCGAGTGCATCAACGCTGCTGACCCAGATAGGATAAGTCCATTCGAACCAAAAACGCTAAAAGAAAGCTACGTTATTGGAAATAGATTTGAAACACCAGAGCTTTTGGAGGATAAGGGATGAGACCGAAAAGATACCCTTTCAGTGGAGCTAAAAAAGAGAGTGAAGCTAAGAAAATATCGTTAATGCTTAAAAAAGTCGATGAATCAGACTTGAAAGGAAGTGTTTGGACGGATCCTCTAAATCTCTATGGAAAAACAAGAGTCCATGTAGAGCTAGAGGGTTATGGAAAGAAAATCATAACCGAATTTAAAACAGATGATATGGATTTTTCCAAAAAAGCTTCATTCTTTAAGAGGACATTATTCAAAAGAGCTGAAATGATGTCTCAGTTTGATTTTAGAGAAACAACAACAGAAGAATGGAACCGAATAATCTTAGAACTTGGGGAGGCTATCAAATGTACCCAGAAATAATTGATAACATAAACAAACCAAACCATTACATCGGGACTTATGGTCTCGAAGTGAAGGATGTTACGAGAAATTTCATCAAAGGTAAGTCAGAGATGGAAGCACATCACTGGTGCAGTGCAGTCGAGTATTTACTTCGATACAAAGAAAAGAATGGTATCGAAGACCTGAAGAAAGCACGCAAGAACATTGACTGGCTTATCGAGGAGATGGAGCATGAGTGAGTACGCTTTGTATGAGGGCGACACCTTTATTACCATGGGCACTCTTGCTGAAATCAGCAAAGAGACTGGAATTGCTGAACGGATGTTGAAGTATTATACTTTTGCATCCACGCAAAGAAGAAATCCAAATGGTAGAGCTGTCGTAAAGATTGAGGTGGATGATGAAGGATAATAAGTTCGGGAATCAAATCAGATTGTGGCGAAAATCCAAAGGTCTAAAGAAAGTTGAGGCTGCTAAAATCTTTGGAGTTACTCCAGAGACCATTTGCCATTGGGAAAGCGGCAAAGCACAACCGCAAGATGGGGATGTGTTTGTTATTTGCGAAAAATTGAATCTTGACCCTCGTATGTTTTTGAGAAAAAAGACAAATCCTTTTGCCGAAATGCTAAAGAGAAAGCGATGCGAGTTGGGATTGACTCAAAGTGATTTGGCCATTAAATTAGGGTATCGCAGAGATACGATAGCCAAGTGGGAAGCAGGCCGTAGCATTTCTAAATGCGCACAGGAAGATATCCGTACTTTCTTTGGGATTGAGATATAAAAAAAGAGCCAACACACGGCTGACCCTCTTTATGAATTATTCCTTAAAACTATTATATCATAAAGGAGCGATGTTGTGAGGTTATTAAAAAAAGTTGACGTGCAATTCACCAAGAAAAATGTCTATGACGTTCTAGAGAGTTATCGCTCGTATGTCCGAATGGCAGGCGCTGAGTATTTGCCTAAGATCACAACGACCTACTCATTTGAACCAAAGACATTTACTGGTAAGAACACAGCAACAGAGAATATGGTTATCGAACATGTGGATGCAGAAGCAGAGGTTTTGGAGATTGAGAGAGCAGTCAACTGCATTATGGATCCATACGTTCGGCAGGTTATCGTAAAGAAGTACATGGATATGAAAATCCAATTATCAGACAAGGCTATCTATATGGACTTAGGCTATTCTGAGAGTGAGTTCTATCGCATGCTTAGTAGAGGTGCTTTGGAATTTGCGGAAGCCTATCGAAAAGGTAAGTTGATTGTCTTTCGTAAATTTTTGGGAGATATTTGCAAGTAAATTGCTAGGAAATGGCTTGTTTTACATGGTAAAATAGTATTGTCAAGTGATAGGTCATTTGGACACTCCTTTATATTTATTATATTTTTCCGAGGTTTCGGCCTCGTTTTGGCGATGACAGGCGTAAAGTGATTTTCTCTCCAATGTATTTTCAAACTTTTCGGTTCGATTCCGAACATCGCCGTTAAAGACTACAAAAAATAAAATAGAAGTCAAAATTTTAATACACTCGCAAGGTTGTAGTCACCTTGCAAGAAGGTCGCACATCGTGTGGCTTTTTTTGATTTTTGAAAGGTGGTGATGGACATTGGGTTAAATCAAAGACAAAAGATGTTTGCGAGTGAGTATTTGAGGACTGGAAATGTCTATCAATCCGCAATATTCGCAGGTTATAGTGAAGCGTATGCTAAAACAACCGCTAGTAAATTGCTAGAAAATGCAAGCGTTAAAACGTTCATACAAACAGAAACCGAAAAGATGCACGATGAGAATATTTTGAGTGCCAAAGAGGCCCTTTCAATTCTTTCAGACATTGCAAGAGGTAAGAGACTTGAAGAAGTCTTGATGATGAACCCTGTCACTGGTGAGGTGGATAGAGTTACGAAAAAAGCGGATAATAACACGGTTATTAAAGCAATAGCTGAGATATTGAAGCGTTATCCGGCTGCTAAACAAGCTGAGAAACTAGAACTTGAAATCGAAAAACTTAAATCACAAATCGGTGTGGATAATGAACAAGACGATAAATTGATAGAGTTTGCTAAGGCTTTGAGAGGTGCTTTTGACGACAAATAAATTTACAAAACGACAAGAAGAAGTGCTTACACGAGTATTGAATGATGATTTTTTTATCTGTGGTCTCCATGGTGCAAAACGTTCAGGTAAAACTGTTTTAAACAACATGGTCTTCATGAATGAGATTGCACGAGTGAGAGAAACAGCCGATAGATTAAATATAGATGAGCCGATGTATATCTTAGCTGGAACATCTTCAACATCGATACAAAACAATATCATTCAGGAATTGTATAACATGTTTGATATTGAACCTAAATACGATAAACACGGAGCTTTTACCCTTTGCGGTGTCAAGGTAGTTCAAGTATACACTGGTTCTATATCTGGTTTAAAGCGTGCCCGTGGTTTTACTGCTTTTGGAGCTTATGTAAACGAGGCATCTCTTGCTAACGAACAAGTATTTAAAGAAATCATCTCACGTTGCTCAGGAGAAGGTGCAAGGATTGTTTGGGACAGTAACCCAGACATCCCGACACACTGGCTCAGACGGGATTATATCAACTCTGGCGACGATATGATCATAGACTTTCATTTCAAGCTAGATGATAATACATTCATGTCTGACAGATACCGCGAGAATATCAAGAATGCCACACCAGCTGGTGTATTTTATGACCGAGACATCCTTGGTTTGTGGGTGACTGGTGAGGGCGTTGTATATCGTGATTTTAGCGAGAATATGTTTGTGGATAACGTACCAGAAGATATAACTAAAGTCTATGCTGGTGTTGACTGGGGATATGAACACTTTGGTTCTATCGTTGTTATCGGAGAAACATCTGACGGTTCAGTTTATTTGTTAGAGGAACATGCGCATCAGTACAAAGAGATAGACTTTTGGGTAGACCTCGCTAAGAATATCAAGGAACGATACGGCAATATTACTTTCTGGGCAGATAGCGCACGACCTGAACACGTTGCTAGATTTCAAAGAGAGCAGTTGAGAACATTCAACGCTAACAAAGCGGTCTTATCTGGTATTGAAGAAGTAGCCAAGCTGATGAAAGCTGGGCGCTTTTTTGTTGTATCAAACAAGGTCAGCAAGTTCAAAGATGAGGTCTATCAATACATCTGGAACGAAAAGACAGGAGAACCAGTGAAAGAGAATGATGACGTGCTAGATGCGGTGCGTTATGCGATTTACTCGCAACATTCGCAACCAAAAGCAACCGTCCGCAGACGTTCTGATTATGGCCTATAGAGAGGAAAGACATGTACCAATATTTAACCTATCCACGGGATGGATATGATGAGGGTTCTTTAAAGAAAGACCTGATTTACAAATTGATAACGAAACATAGCACTGAAGGCTCACGTTTGAAGAAGCTTAAAAGCTACTACTTGGGTGAGCATGCTATCTTAGAACACAAGAGACGCAACGAGAACGCACCAAATTACAAGACGGTAGCTAATCATGCCAAGGATATCGCAGACACGGCTACGGGCTATTTTATGGGCAATCCTATCAAGTACAATAACACTGCTGAAGGCGATATTGATGAACTACTTACGGCATTTGACGGTGCTGAGATTGACCAAGTAGATGCGCAGAATGCTTTGAACATGGCTATCTATGGTCGTGCTTATGAGTACATCTATGCCAAAGAGGGATTGACTGAGTTGGACTCAATTAGTATCGATCCAGAGAATACTTTCATGGTCTACGATGATAGCATTGAGCGAAAGCCCTTGTTTGCGGTCTACTACTATCAAGTCAAGGACGATACGAAAGATACTACTAAGTATCAGGCAGAAGTCTTTACTGAAAATCTGCACTATCACATGGTGCTGAGAAGTACAGATTCAGGAACAACTCAGAATGAAGAGGTAACCCCTCATAACCTTGGTCAAATCCCGATTATTGAGTATCGCAACAATCACTTTGCGATTGGTGACTATGAGCAACAGATGAGCTTGATTGATGCTTATAATTCCTTGATGGGTAACCGTGTCAACGACAAGGAGCAGGCAGTAGAGTCTATCCTAGTCTTGTATGGTACACAGTTAGCAGACACTCCAGAAGACGCTAAGGTAGCGATGAAGATTCTTTCTGAAGAAGGTCTTTTGGAATTGCCGGGCGATAGTGCAAGAGCTGAGTTCTTGAAGAACACGCTGGACGAAAGTGCTACGGAAATTTTGCGCACAGCATTGAAAGAGGATATCTACACATTTAGCCATGTGCCTAACTTGACTGATGAGAATTTCGCAGGGAATACATCTGGCGTAGCCATGGAATTCAAGCTGATGGGCCTTGAGATGATTACCAAGACCAAGGAAGCAAACTACAAGCGTGGATTGCGCCAGCGGATTGCGATTTTTGCTCATTACTTGGGCATGAAGCAGATTGCTTTAGAGTCTCATTCAATCGTTCCACAGTTTAGCCGTGGTTTACCTAAGAACTTACTGGAAATCTCTCAGATTGTGAACAACTTGGAAGGTAAAGTAACGAATAGACAACTTATTTCTCTCTTGCCGTTTGTGGAAGACCCTGACGCTGAACTGGAAGCCTTGGAGGAGGAAAAAGAGAAGAACATGGAAAGAATGCCGATGTTCAACCAAGATAACACGAAACCCGAAGATGAGGTAGAGGATGAAGAATCAGGAGTACTGGGCGAAGAGGAAAGCCAATCTGATTTACGAACAAATGGAGAAAGCCGAAAAGCAGGCAGACCAGTTCGATAAGGTCTATCAGGAAGCTAAGATTTACTTGGATAAGGAAATCAATAAGATTTTCGATAAGTTCCAACGGGATTATGGCTTAAGTCAGGTAGATGCTAGACAAGTCTTGAAGAACATGAAAGACAAGAAAGACTTGAATGAACTTCGTAAAGCGCTTGAAGCGAGGCCAAATGACCCGAATATCCAAAGACTACTGGCTGACTTAGACAGTCCAGCTTATTCTTTCCGTATGAAGCGCCTAGAGCGTTTGAGCGACGATTTAGACCGTATGCGTGAATCTATCTACCATTCAGAGAAGACAGGCTCAGATGCCTTTTATAGCGACCTGATGAAGGATAGTTACTACAAGGCTACCTTTGACCTGCAGCAGCAGACAGGGCTAGCATACGGCTTTTCTGGGCTTCCTGAGAGCGAGATTAAACATTTGCAATCATTTAATTGGGTAGGTGACGGAAGCACGTACTCTACAGACATCTGGAAGAATACAGGGAAGCTTACTTCAAGCATAAAAGATGAATTACTCATGAGTCTCATGACAGGCCGAGATATACGAGAAACTGCACAAGCGATTGCTGAGAGGTTCAATGTAGGTCAGAACGATGCTAGGCGCTTGGTTCGAACAGAATCAGCCTTTTTTCATAACCAGATGGAACTACTCAGCTATGAAGATGCGGAAATAGAGCAGTATCGCTTCGTAGCAGTATTGGATAAGCGCACGTCACACATTTGCCAGGAGCACGACAACAAGGTCTATGACAGGGATAAAGCTGTACCTGGTATCAATTATCCGCCTATGCATCCGTGGTGTAGGTCTACTACTGTCGGATACGATGAGGACGCAGACTACAGCAAGTTGAAACGCAGAGCAAGGAATCCAGTGACAGGTAAGACCGAGCTAGTACCTGCCGATATGAGTTATGACGAATGGTATGATAAATACGTTGCAAAAGACAAAGGAAAGAGTTATAATCAAGGTATGAGTTCAATTGATTTAATGGCAAAACAACAGTCTTTTGTTGTTGGAAATGATATTCGAGTGAATGCCAAAAAACTTAGCGGAACCGAGTTTGATTTTTGGACTCAGAACAATGGTAAGAAAATTAGAGATACAGTGGCGAACGTTCAAGAAGCTTTCCGCCAATTGCCTGATTATTCGAAACCAACTGTTGTGTTTTTAAAAAAATCAAAGCTGCCTGGTCTAGCTGGATATGACTATAAGCAGGATATTTTGTTTATAAGTGATGCTCTTAGTTCGGAGAAAGAATTCAAAAATATTTTATCAGACGGATTCTTTGCTGCAAAAGACATTGAAGAAGCAATAGTTCATGAGTTGACTCATAAACAACATTGGGATTCTGCAAAAGCGTTTTACAAAGCAAATAAAAAGCGTTATAATAGTATTGAACAAGCAATGATGGAATTAAATTCAGGTCTAATTGCATATGTTAAACAACAGCAATCTCTTGACCGAAGCTATTTGAAAGATATTAGTTTGAATGCTTATAATGCGTTTTTGTATCATAATAATATCAATGAACTAGTAGCAGAAATCGGGGTAATAGGTGACAACGTAACTGATAAAGTGTTGTTGAAAAAAGTGAAGGAGGTATTGAAATGGAAGTAATGGCTGTACCAAGTAAAGAGTTGTTAATTTTTTATAATCAAATCGATGAATGGGTTGACCAAGTTTATCCAGACAAAGATATGCCTCGTGTATCTTTTAAGAAGAACACTCCTAAGTCTGTTTTAGATTTATTCGACACTATTAAATTAAAAATCGGTTTTGATTATGCAGTATAACGTACTAAAGCACCTAGAGTAATCTAAGTGCTTTTCTTATTTTTAATTTTTTTCAAAAAACCTCTTGACTTTGTTGCTACAAAGTTATATAATGACATTGTAGCAACAAAAAGGAGGTGAGCAAATTGCTTGCACGAAAAGAACAATTCAAAGATAAGCCTAAAAATACCATGTTGCGAGTTCGAGTTGACGACGAAACGGTTGATAAACTTGAAGAAATTGCAAAAAAAACGGATAGCACGAAATCTAGTGTTATCCGAAAGGGTATTGACAAGTTATATCAAGAATTAAATAAACAAAAATAGCCTAGAACCCACTAACGCCAATCAGATGGTTCTAAGCTATCGCTCGAAAGAAACTCTTTCTGAAATCATTATATCAGAAAAGAGCTTCTTTGTCATACCGCAAAGGAGTTTTTATAATGGCAAAAATTGAACTTTTAGACAGTTACGAAGAACTAGTATCCTACACTGCAGAGATTAGAGAAAGTCTGGATATTTTACATGAATGGTTAGCTGAGAAACCTAATATTGAGGATTACTGGTCTTACCATAATTTGATTGCAGGGCATGGTCAGCACTTTGCCTTGCTAAATCTTATCATGTACAGGCTGGATAATCTTAGAGATGAGCATTGCACTATTATTGATAATTATATTAAAGGGGTCTAAAAATGGAACTACAAATTTTTAAAAATGAACAATTTGGAGAAGTAAGAACAATAGAAATTAAAGGCGAGCCATTCTTTAATTTGAATGATTGTTGCCAAATTCTGGATTTAAGTAACCCACGAAAAACACTAGAAAGACTTAATCCAAAGGGTGTAACTAGTAGTGACATCCTTACAAATGGAGGAGTCCAACAAGCTAACTTCATCAACGAAGCGAATTTCTATAAACTTGTTTTTCAATCTCGCAAACCAGAAGCAGAGAAATTTGCTGATTGGGTCACTAGTGAAGTTCTACCCTCTATTCGTAAGCATGGTGCTTATATGACCGACCAAGTGGCCTATAATATCACTCACAACAAACAAGCCTTAGCAGACTTGCTCCTTATGGCTGGTAATCAACTGAAAGAAAAAGAAGCAGTCATTAAAAACTTGGAAGCTGAAAAAGCTGTACTTTCCGTTGAAAATACCATCATGAAGCCAAAAGCAGACTATTTCGATGAACTAGTAGATAGAAACTTACTGACCAGCTTCCGAGAAACAGCCAAACAATTAAAAATCAAAGAACGTAAGTTTATTGACTTCTTGATGGAGAAAAAATACATCTATCGAGATAAGAAAGGCAAACTCCAACCAACAGCCAATAAAAACGATGGTTTGTTTGAGGTCAAGGAAACACTCAACGAAAAAACACAATGGTCTGGCACACAGACACTCATCACACCTAAAGGCCGTGAAACCTTTAGATTACTATTTATCTAATTTTATCCTAACCGTATGGAATCCCGTACGGTTTTTATATTGTCCAAACTGTACCGATGACATTAAAAGCTGTACTGTTCCGTCGCCGGACGTAAAGCGAGATTATCGAGTGGCGACGTAATCGCTGGAGGACAATTATGTCAGAAGAAATCAATGCAACTGTATCTACTGAATCAACTGAGACTGTCGACACTCAAGAAAATGTTGATACAGTGCAGGAAGAAAAGCACGAACGAACTTTCACTCGTGCTGAAATCGGTAAGATGCTATCTGCCGAGCGCTCTAAATGGGAAGCTGAGCAAGAAGCCAAGGAAAACGAAGCTAAGAAACTTGCTAAAATGAACGCTGATGAGAAACAGAAATATCAGTTGGATCAGCGTGAGCAAGAACTAGCTGACCGTGAAAAGGCTATTGCTCGCAAGGAATTGACCGCAGAAGCTAAAGCAATGCTAAGTGAACGTGACTTACCTGTTGAGTTAGTGAATGTAGTTGATTTGACAAGCGCAGAGACGGTATCGCAGTCTGTCGCTGTATTGCAGAAATCATGGGAGCAAGCTGTGCAAAAAGGCGTACAAGAAAAACTAAAAGGCGGAGCTCCTATGAAACAAGCGCCAGTCGATAGCGACGGTATCACAAAAGAAGAATTTGCTCGTATGGGTTATCAGAGTCGAAACGAACTCTATCAAAAGAACCCAGAACTCTATAAGAAATTGAAAGGTTAAAATAAATGACAGCAGGACAAACTAAATTAGCCACTATGGTTAACCCAGAAGTAATGGCGGACATGGTTTCCGCTAAACTACCTAAATTGATCAAATTCACTCCACTTGCTTATGTGGAAACAGCGCTCCAAGGACAACCAGGGAATACTCTAACAGTTCCAGCATGGGAGTATGCAGGAGATGCGACTGAGGTTGGAGAAGGTCAAGCTATTTCTCCAGATCAATTGACTACTAAAAAGACTACTATGACCATCAAAAAGGCTGCTAAAGGTTATGAAATTACCGATGAAGCTCTTTTGTCAGGTCTTGGCGACCCACTAGGTCAAGCTACTTACCAGCTTGGTTTAGCGATTGCCAACAAGATTGATGATGATTTGGTCGCAGTAGCTAAGACTGCAACACAGCACGTTGCAGAAGCTCCTACAACAGGGGGAGCGATTGATAAAGCACTTGCTATTTTCGATGATGAAGAAGATGCAAGATATGTAGCTCTTATCAATCCGTCAGACGCTATTGCTTTGCGCGCTGACACTGTTAAAGAATGGATTTCAGGTACAGAGGTAGGAGCGAATACAGTTGTTTCTGGTACATTTGGAGAAACACGAGGTGTTCAAATCGTCCGTACTAAGAAAGTTGAAAAAGGAAAAGGCTTTATCGTCAAAGTCTCTCCTAGCCAAACTCAGACAGACGATGCCAATAAATACGGTGCGTTTGTTATCATGCTAAAACGGGATGTGGCTATTGAAACAGACCGTGACATCCTTAAAAAGACAACAGTTATCACTGGTGATGAACACTACGGTGTTTACCTTTACGACCCTACACGAGTTGTAAAATTCGGTGAGTAAGAGGTGGCGATATGAGCTTATTGCTACGACGTCATTATATCCAAGAGGAGCAGGCTGGCCAGTATTCTGATTTAGAAAATAAGACTCTAGAAGAGTTAAAGAATCTAGCTAAAGAAGCTGGCATAGCTGGCGCCTATAAGTTATCAAAAGCCGAAATTGTAGAGGTGTTGGAGGATTTAAAAAGTGAAATTTAAAATCAAACAAGATTTCTATGATTGGGAATCAAATGTGAAACGATTGGCAGGGGAGGAACTTGAGATTACTGAGGAGCGCTATGCTGAATTGGCTAACAATTTTGCCAGCAACGGTGTTGCTATCTCAGATGTTCTTGAAGAACTCCTCCCTGAGCCTGAGTTTTTAGAAGAGGATTGATATGTCTATAGAGTTGCTGAAGAATTTAACAGGCGAAGAAGATACTCAGCTTCTCATGTTGCTCCAAACGAGGGCTACAAATCTTATCTTATCAGAGACTAATCGCACATCTTTGACACCTGCTTTAAGTCTCTTAATACCTGAGGTTGCTATCGAGCTCCACAACCGCTCAGGAGCGGAAGGAGAGCACTCTAGAACCGAGGGCGGTATAGCAGTAGTCTACGGAGAAAACGGCCTGTCTACAGGTCTTTTACAGCGTATCCGCATGCACAGACTAGCAAGGGTGGCAGGTCATGTTTTTGAAGCAGAGTAGACTGAAACCCTATCCTATGCGACGGTTTGAAAAGACTGTCACAGAGGAAGGTGTAGCAAAAGAAGGTTATGCCAAGGAAGCTGAGACAGTCCGTCTTGAATTGTGGCCAGCTAGTAGCAAGTTACAATCTGAATTGTATGGCGAGCGTGTCAATGATATTTTGAACGCAAATGCCAACAAGTCAGCTACTATCAAAGTGAAAGATGGTGTGTGTATCGATAGCCCGACGGAAGTGACTCATAGGGTTATCTCTAAAAAGGTCTACACACATCATCAAGTCTTGGAGTTAGAGCGTGTCAGAGCTACTAGGGGCAGATAGACTTATAGCTAAGTTCAGAAAGCTGTCAGATGTTGCGCAACGAGATATTGTTTCAAAGGCGGTTCATCATGCAGCCAAAACCATTGTTCAAGCTGATGCCAAAAGACTTGCACCAGGGAACAATGGAGAACTTAGAAATAGTATCAAGACTAGGGTTAAAATGGACGGAGATAAGGCTATAGGCGAGGTTTACACAAATCTACACTATGCTCCTTATGTTGAGTTTGGAACGGGGCCAAAAGGACAAGCTAGCCATTCGGGTATATCGCCAGAGGTCAGCGTGTCTTATCGGTCCAGCCCGTGGTATGTGCATGAAGACCAGATAGATATAGGACCTTACCACTTTCAAAAGATTGGGGAGTTCTACAAGATGTATGGTCAACCTGCCCAGCCTTATCTTTATCCAGCTTTGAGAGACAATCAAGAGCGTGTGTCTAAGAATATTTCGAATTATGTCCGGAGAAAGATAAGAGAACAAATAAAATGATCAATATCAAGCCTGTTATTTATAAAGAATTGCAAAAGGTCGCAGATAATGTGACTGATACTTATCCTAGCGATTGGGAGAATTTCCCAGTCGTTATTTTTTTGGAAGAACAAAACAAGCCCGGTGATTGGTTTGATGACAAGGAACAAAAATCATCTATCCGCTACAAGGTAGATATCTTTGATGATACCAGCACTAGTGAGTTAGCTGTTAAAATCAATCAGATTTTTGAGTCTTTAGGTTTACGAAGAACCGACTGCCAAGACGTGCCAGACCCGTCGCATTTGAGACATAAGGTCATGCGTTTTGAAGGTGTCGTTGACTTACACTCAGAGCTTGTTTTTCAATTTAGAATGGAGAATTAAAAATGT